GAAGTGGCGCGGCTTGCTGACTTCGACGCCGTCTTTCTCAAGCATCTTGAACGACTTCTCGGAATGCGTCTTGAACTCCAGCGCGCACCAAGGTTCCTGCGCGAACGGGATGTCTCCGGCAACGCCATCTAAGTACCCGGTACTGTGTCCGTCGAACGTCGAAATTTTGATCTGCCGAGTGCTGTCCTCGGGGTCTGTGTCGTAGACCTCTGCGCCGACGCTCCGTAATTCTTTCGTCATGCGCGGCTCTTGAAGTTGGCCCGTCTCGAAAAGTCGAAGCATCCGACCGCCGAACGTCTCAACGGAATCCGACCAGCGAAAGCGATACCAGAGAAATCTTTCGCATTCGGCGCCGAGCTCGCTCGGGCGCAAGCTGTTGGGGCGGCGAGGTGTGTCTTGGCTCGCTCTTTCTTCGTAGATTAGTTCGACGAGTTGCTTGCCGCGTTCGCGGCCGTTAGTTGTTTTTGCCATGTCGGTTGCTCCGTTGGTGTACGGCGGGCGTTATGCCCGCCGAATCATAGTCTACCCAGCTACTTGTTCCATGGCATCTTCGCAGCGCCGGCAGCGGGCGCAGGCGAGGCAGTAGCGGCGACTGGGGCTTTGGCAGGGGCCGCAGCAACAGGTTTGGCTGCCTTGTGGACAGGCGCGGCCGGCGCATGGCCAGATGTGCCATTGACCGCATCGCTCGCCATGAAGGTCTGGACCTCGTTGCGCGCATCGTACAGCGTGCCATTCCGTTCACGCGGCGGAGAGATCTTGACCTTGATCCCAACAGGGCGGTTCATGAGAACGTCGCCAGACTCAAGTGAAGTCTTATCAACTTCGAGAGCGTCACACCACGCGGCGAGCATGCCCTGACCGTAAGACTGAGCCCTGTCGGAGTGATGCAGGATCGAGATGGTTTGGAAGACAAGTCGATTTGCATGTGGTCCCTCAAGTATCTGAAAGCGGCAGTTGGCCTGCTTGATGGCCCCCTTCTCTGTGACCTTGTCCTCAACGGCAAACTCGCTGCAGACGGCGAGATAGTTTCCCGCAGGGACAGGATCAAACGACGGCGAGGTGACATCAGAGAGATCGAGCGTTGCGCCAAAAAATGCGTTCATAGTATTTTCCTTTTCGTTGGGTTACTGGTTATTCGGCTGCGTCTTGATTAGTCAACTGATCAGCCCAGACAGGCACGTATTGCGCGATGGCTTCGAAAGTCAGCGGCAATTTATCAGGCATCCCGTAGCGATTCTTAGCGACACGGGCGCCGTTCTCTTGCGTCCAAAAGACGGGCCTGTCTGTCGTGGCGCGCGTTGCTTTCTTGCCGAAGCCCTGATCCACACTGATGATGTGCGTGGGGTATGTGGCAAACAAAACGAAGTCACTGTCGCCAACGAGAATGCGGCTAGCGTCTTCGTGCAGCGTCAGGCTGTACTGCATGAAGGGGTCGCTATCAGGCGGCGTGATCTTGACTGCCTTGTGGTGCCCAAGCATGAGCACGCCCAGCCCGACATCGTTACGGAGAGAGAGACAGTAGCTCATGAAGTCCCGCCACGCTTCAACGTAGGCTGTCTTGCCTTTGCCGTAAGCGCCATCCTCAAGTGTGCGCCAGCCGTTTTGAGCACACACGTAGACATTGATCAGCGGGCCAAGCCGGTCGATGCTGTCAATGACGACTGTCTGCCAGCCTTGCTCTTTGCAATTCTCGGCGATAGCAGAGAACGCTTCGAGCACATCTTCGTAGCTTGCCATTACGCCGAACGTCGGCGTGTTGGCGAGCATGGGCGAGGTCAGCCCGTCCTCGGTCTGGACAAAGATGCAGCCCGGTGCGCTCGCTGCTACTGTTGTTTTCCCGATACCGGGACGGCCGTATATAATGCCTACGGGCGGTCGCGGCTTTGCGCCTGACGACAGGCGGTTCATGAAGCTCATTGGTCTACCTCTGTCATCGTATTTTTTGGAGCGCTGTATTTAGTCGTGCGCGCCTTATCGAAAGCCCTGCGCATATCCTTGCTCAGCTTCTTGTACTTCGCGGCTGAGATCGAAAGCTTGTAGTCGACCCAGTCGGCGGGGTTTTTGCCTTCAAGCTCAAGCTCGCCACATACCTCGTCGAGAATGGCGGTGTCCCACGAGACTGTCTCAGAGACGACGCTTTTAACCTCCACGCCGTCGACGACGACTGCGATGGTGCCGCTCTCTTTTTGCATGAGGTTGCGGGCCTCACCGATTGCGGGGGCTACGCGATCTTGGACGGCTAACTCGATCTGCGTGGCTATTGTTTTGACGGCGCTTAGCTCCACCTCGACCCTCCGCTTCGCGTCGAGTAGTTGCGGTAGCCGCATCCCCAAGTAGGGATTTTCGTCGCTTTGGTTGTTTCGTTCCATCAAGCTTTGCATCTTGCATCTTCCTCTTTTTCTTTGGTCTTACCGTTAATCTAAACCCGTAGTCTCGCCGCGACTCTATCGTGTACGGCGTCTTCGAGAGGTGCTGACGAATGCGATGTATTGCGCCGTCAACGCTCGTTGTAGACTCCGGCATGTCCACGTCTGGAAGGTCGCTGTAAGCAAGCTCCAGCAGTGCGTCTGACATGAGCCATCGTCCATACGAGGCGCGCAAAACTTGCAGCACGCGCGCCTGCGTATTTGTCACCCACATCGCCGTCTTGCCGATCAGAGCGATGCCCAGATCTTCGCTGACGTAGATGGCGGGCGCCTCGTCCCACGGCTGTTTACACAGTGGGCACGGCGGCGGGGTGTCTCCCAGAAAATCCCAGTCCAGTCGCCCTAGCGACCGTATGAGGCGCGGCGCTGGCACTCCGGACCTCGCACGTTTTCTTGTTGTCGCTGGGACGATACTCATTACTCGGCTGCCCAAAATAGCTCCGCCTGTTCGGCAACGAGGCCGAAGGCGCGCTCTAAAATCTGGTCCATCCGGTTTGTCATTTTCGACACCGGTCCATCATTCACGATGGTCATATCAACGTGGTCGCCGTTCACAGACACTTCACTCGCGTGCTTCGCGCCTGCAATACTCACGACGTTAGGGCGAACGATCTGGATAACCAGCCCACCCATCTGCTGTACGGCGGCAACTTCGGTATCGAACCGCACGTCATCCGCCACGACCAGAGAGAGAGAGCTAACTCTTTTTCGCCACGCCCTTGACCACACTTCTTTTCCGACGTGGGCTCTTCCCCACTCCGTTCCCAGTGTCTGCATTAGAAATCGGCCGCTCTTGCCGCACAGGTGCTCCAGCGGTTTTTCTTTCTCGTGGCCGTACAGACTCTCGGCGGGCACTCCCAGCTCGAGCAGCATCTTTTTTAGCGGCTCCGCGAACGCTACGGTCTCGAAGCCGTGCCGCTGACGCAGGTGATTTGCTAGCGTCGACTTTCCGCTTTGCGCGAGCCCGTTCAGACCGATGACTATCTGCTGCATTTTCTGCTTCTCCAATGTTTGAACAGTGAACCAACTGGATTGCTTTGTCAACTAAGCATTTCGCCCAAGCGACAATCGCCCCGATTGCATCGCCCTCATTGTCGTCAAATGGGAGGTATCCGAGAGCTCTGACGCTCGCCATCATAGCAGCTTTGCGCCCCGATCCGGTGCCGGTGACGAGGCGCTTGATGGTCTGAACTGGCAGTCCAGCACAGGGGATACTATGGTTCTGAGCAAAAAGAATAAGCGCTGCTCGGTAGCCGTTCCATAGAGTGGTTTGCCGCCCCTGCGTTCCGCCGTGAACAGCTTCAAAAACTATTAATCCAAAGGGGCTTTGGTGGTGCTTACTGGCCAGGAAATTATACAGAGAGAGAAAGCGCTCGCCGTCCGACACTTTGAGCTTTGTCCGCTCGGGGTGCAGCTCAAACACGCCGCTGTTCAGCGCCTTGCCGTTACAACCAACCGCCCAACCCGTTCGTCGGCCAAGGTCAAGCGCCAGGGTGTTAATACCTGCGTGATCCGGAAGCACCACATCTGTCAGTGACTGGATGGGCTGAGTTGTCTTGCTAATCATGTTGCACCGCCTGATTGACATTTTACTACGCGCGTGATAAACAGGCGCTTACATTCGTACATTACACTAAGCAAGGGTGCTAGTCAATGAACCAGACGCGATCAGGCAAGGCGTTGAC